CAAAGGGGAAGCTTGCAGGACTTATGAACAATGCTTCCTCAAGAACAATAGACCTTGATATGAGCCAGTCTATTTCTGCGCTTATCAATATACTTGTAATGATAGAGCAGATAATGGGTAAGGCTGCTGGTATAACAGACCAGAGAGAAGGTCAAATCCAAAACAGGGAAACTGTTGGTGGTGTTGAGAGAAGTGTACTTCAATCAAGTCATATTACTGAGTGGATATTTATGATTCACGACAACCTCAAGAAGAGGTTTATTGAGGCATTTATTGATATGTGCAGAGCATCACTCAAGGGCACTGTGAAGAAGTTCCAATATGTTATTTCTTCAGACCTTGCAAAGCAAATTGTTACTGTGGATGGAGATACATTCTCAATGAATTCTTATGGGCTTGTTGTGGATAACTCTTATGATACACAAGAGTTTACAAAGAACCTTCCTACTATAATTCAGGCTTGCTTGCAGAATGACAAGCTTACAATGAGCGGACTTATCAGGCTTTATAACTCTACATCAAGAGCAGAGAAGCAGAGGGTTATTGAGGAAGATGAGCAGGCTACTTATCAAAGGCAGGCTGAAGCTCAACAGCAGCAAATCCAGAGCCAACAACAGATAGCTCAAATGGAACAGCAGACAAAGCAACAGCAAATGGAGCATGAGGCTGCTATAAATGCTGAAAACAATGAAACAAAAATACTTGTTGCGGAGATTCAAGCACAGGCAAGAACTCAAGATGATGCTAATGGAAATGGTCAAATGACCGAAGGAGAAAGAGCTAATCTTGATGAGAAGAGAAGACAGTTTGATGCTACAAATTCTCTTAATAGAGAAAGGTTGAATTTTGACAAGGAAAAAGCAAAAACAGATGCAGAATTAAAGAGGAAACAATTAACAAATAGGTCTTCAAAGTAAATAACTATATAAGGTAATTATTATAAACAAGTAAAATAAACCAAAATGGAAATCGTAGAAAAAGTTATTAAATCTCCATTTGAACCAAAACAAACAAATGTTGGTTGGTTTGATACATCTGAAAATGAGCTTAAATTTTTCATTAATGGAAGATGGACTCCTTCCGATGATAAGGTAGAGGTCGCCACTAAAGCCATTGGTGATGAAGATGGTGTAAATATTAAAAGCAATTATGCAAAAAAGAGTGAAGTAGATTTAAAAATAGATAGCCCAAGTGTGCCCGGTGTAACAGGTCAGGTTCTTCAACTTGATTCAAACGGGGAACCAGAGTGGGTAACACCATCAGCTGGCACTACACCAGACTCACAAATGAGTGATGGCTCTACAAATGCAGTACAAAATAAAGTAATTAAAGAATATATTGACGGAGAAATAGGATCGTTGGATTCGGATGTTGCCACATGCTCGGAAAAACTCAATCAGTTAGGCCAAGATGTAGGAGAATATGTCTTTGAATTGTCAAGGTTAAGTGATTTAACACAATTTGTTGGCACAGGAGTAAGCCTTACCCCAACAGAGACTAAACACGGCTACTACAATATACAGACTAAACAATGGGTGGCTGACTCTAATTTTACATTCAAAAAATATAGTGTTCAAGATGGCAAGTATTACGATGCGCTGAATAAAGCAACTGCGGTGGTTGTAGCAACCATTGTTCTTTTCAAAAATAATGAGCCTGTATATATAGGACAATATGCAGATAATCTTCATATCAAGTTAATTGCAACTGGATATGATGAGATAGGATTAAATTACCCATCATCCGCTTTGACGGAATATAATGCTATCGGTTTAGTCATTCCAGAGAATAGTATTGTCACGGGTGCAATTGCTAATGGTGCTGTTACTCCTGAAAAGATTGCGAGTAGTGCCGTGACAAATGACAAGATAGAGAATGATACAATTGCTATTGAAAAGATTGAGTTCAAAAATCTTATTGAAGGCGCTAATAGGGCAAATCCTGCCGCTTGTGAGTTGGGCTATATTGAGTATAACGATGGAACATTGCATCCAATTTCTCAAAGATATGCAACTGATTTTATCCCTGTATCGCAAAGCGGTTTATATTGTGGAGGTGTTGAGGCTTACGGCTCTTCGGGGTACGGTGCGGTATACGATAGCAATAAAGATTATATTCGCGGTATTTGGTCGCCATCCTATGAATATCAACAAGGAGATGCTTTCGTCCGATGGACTGTTTCAATAGTATCAGTAACAACCCCGACATTATATGTTATAGAAGGCACATTGCCTGGTCAATATACTCCTTATGTTGCACCAAAACAAGTTATTAAAAAAGAATATATTCCAGAATTGGATGGTTCTAACATAGAAAATGGTGCAATAACAAGCGAAAAGATTGCGAATGATGCTACTATTCCTACTATGTTCCCCGCCTTATCTCTTTGCGGAAAGGATTGTATAAAAGCGACAGCAGCGAGCATTGCGGCATCTGGTACACTCCAGATTACAGATTTCCCGCAATATCTTAAAGCAAACGGAATTGTCTCCTTTTGCGCGAAATTGACATCGTTTAATGATATTTACGTAGGATTCGGTACATCAACGAATAGCATCCAGGTTAAGGTAGATGCAACAAATATCTATATTTTCAAATCCGGTTCTCAAATGGGTTTAGCCATTGCACACGGACTGACTATCAGTGAGTTTATAGATATTACCTTCGACAACGATTTCTTCCATCCGAAGGTCGTTATATCAACATTGAGCGGCATCTTTGTCCACGATATAGGAGAGTTTGCTTCTCTGGAGTCATACGGCTATCCAGTGGCAGTTATGGGGACTGGCACATCGGTAACTGATGCAGAACTTCGTGCCATATCGGATAAGTTCAATAAGCCGATATGGGTGGTAGGAGATTCCTACACTTCACTCTACGATGAACGATGGACAAAGCAAATGGTAAAAACCATAGGTATTGATAAGTTCCTCGTTATTGGTCTTGCGGGTGGCGGCTCTGGCAATATGTATTCCGATTTGAAGAAAGCCCTCGCTTTCGGTACACCAAAATTCCTCATTTGGTGTCTTGGTATGAATGATACTTATGCAAATTGGAATACTACTTACCAGGCATTAAAAACTCTTTGTGAATCAAATGGTATAGAATTAGTATTACAGACTATCCCTATACCAAATCTTGAAACAAGCCAACAACAGGCAGACATCAATACGGCAATTAAAGCGAGTGGGTTAAGATATATTGATGCTTGTGATGCAATGTGTCCTGATAACACCTGGCCTTGGTATACTGGCTATTGTGCAGACGGTGTGCATCCTACGGTCTTGGGTGCAAAAGTTTTGGCAGCAAGATTCCTCTCTGATTTCCCGGAGTTTATGCAGTAAACCCCTAACTAACTGACTTGATAAGCTGTATGGTGGTGAACAATATAACAATAGCGCAAAATATACGCAGGCTTATGAATGTTCTAAACTAAACTAACAGAAGAAAATATAAGAAACACAAATATTAAAACAACATAAAACAATGTATCATTGAGCATATTATAATAAAAGAAATTAATAAGGATACAATTCATAATTTTATTGTAATAGAATAATTAAAAATAAATAAATAATAAGCAGCATAAAAAAACTATAATGCTGCTTATTATTTTATTAAAACTATTGCAAATAGTCTATATTTTATCTATAATTGTACCATGAAATTGAATGGATTGCATATATCGTTTATTATAATAGGTATTCTTGTTGGGTGCTTATTTGTATGCTATACATCAAATAAAAAACTAAAAAAACACCTTGAATACTCAAAGATTAACGAGCTTGCTTATATATCAGAGAATGATTCATTAAGAAACAAATCCATTCAATTTCAGAGTACAATATCAGAACTTAATCATAGCAATGATTCTCTTGTAAAAGAGATGGTTTCTGTTAAGAAACAATTGAAAGTTAAAGACAAGCAGCTTGCTTCTTTGGCTTACCTTCAATCTGTAACAAACATAAAAGATACAGTAAGACTTAGGGATACAATTTTTGTCAAGAATACAAGAATTGATACAACAGTAAACAATAAGTGGTATATAGTTGGCTTACATCTTGAATATCCACACATGGTTGGCCTGAACATAAAAGTTCCAAGTGAAAAATACATAGTTTCTTCATATAAAAAGGTATTGCTTAATCAATCTGACTGCAAAGTAAAGAATTGGTTTAAGAAGAAGAGTAAAATAGTGGAGGTTGAAATTGTGGAGAAGAATCCTTTTATAATAAATGAAAAACAAAAATTTATTGAAGTAATAAAATGAGTGCAGAAATTTGGAACATAATAGGATATTTCGCTTCGGCAACAGCTGGTAGCTTTGCATCTTATATATTTGCAAGAAACAAATACAAGGCTGAAGTAGAGGGTGCAAAGATAGATAACTTCGACAAATCTTTGGACAGCTATAAAAAGATGTACGAAGATATGATTGCCAATATGAAGGAACAGAATGATTTGGTAATCACTCAAAATAGGGAATTGTCAAACGAGAAGTTACAGCTTATAGATGAAAAGAAAGAACTTAAGAAGGAAATTGTTGAACTAAAGAACGAGATTGCTGAGAGCAGAAAGCAGATAATGACACTTACCAACTTTGTACTTGCTTCTGCAATTAAGAGAGCTGATGGTGGAGAAGAAAATATCCTGACTCCAGAAAGTCTTGAATCATTAAAGAAGATAATGAAGTTTGATAAAGAAAACAAGAAGTAATGGAAATGGCTACAAAAAGAAGGAAATCAGACCCAAGAACACCAAGGGCTGGAATTAAAACCGGTAGTAGAAGACTTTGTAAGGGTGGTAATCTAAAAGCTTGTGGTGGAATATTAAAGAAGAAATAAATATGACAGCAAAGAATAGAAAGAGACCAAGACCTATGTCAAGAAATATATCACCTAAAGGTAGGCCTTATGGCAAAGGAGGAAAGGTTAAATAAAATAATGTATAAGCTGCTTATTATAGTAATAAAGTCAATACCTTTTATAATAGCAGCTTTTTATATTTTAGACCTATTATTACAATTCTTTGGTATAGATACGGTAGTGCTGGGATATATAGCTCATATTACAATTATACCTTGGTTGTTCATGTATCTATCTTCTTTTGTGTTTAAGTTTTGTATTGTACATAGACTACCACTATATTATATACTAATAGAAGATATTGTTGTTATTGCTGATTCATATATTGGACTGCCAGTAAGCACCATAGCAATATATGAAATACATTTTGCAATAATTGGATTATTCTTATTTTTAATACTATATTTGCATCAAAGAGAAACAAGATATGATAGGCTTGATAAAAGAACAACTCGTTAGGATTATTGGTGATATTGATGCTGGCAATACTAATATATCAGAGGATGATGCTATAAGTGTTGCAAGAGCACTCAATGAGCTTGGAAGAGAAAATGGTATAAGTAAATATCAAGCATACACATACCTTAATATAAGTAGAGCAAAGTTTGATAACCTTGTAGCAGAAGGTAAATTACCAAAAGGTAAGAAGGTTGTTGGATTTAAAGAGTTGAGATGGTATAAGCAAGACTTGGATAAATATATAAGAAAAGACTAAAACCTAAATACATTACTAAATAAAAACCCCTTACAGAGCAATCTGTGAGGGGTTTTAGTATTGTTGTCTTTCCAGAAAACCACATATTATATTTGCTGCCGTAAGCTTACAAAAAACAAAATTAAATAAACAATTTAAAGTTAAATTTATTATGGCAGAAGATACAAAAACTTATGTATTTGGCAATGGGGAAGGCTATGGTACTGTTCCCGCTTGGCTTGCTATGAATAATGGCAACAATGGATTTTTTGGTGGCAATGGGCTTGCTGGTGGTGCTATTGGTTTCATCCTTGGTCTCCTCTTTGGTAATAATGGTCTTGGATTTGGTAACTTTGGTGGTGGTAATGCTGGTGCTGCTGCCGCTCTTGGTGCACAGGCTACAGCTAACAACAACGCAGAAACTGTACTGCGTGCAATTGATGGTACAGATGCTGATGTAAGGCAGCTTTCTACAATGTCTGGTTACAGTCTTGATGCTATCAAGTCTGCACTTGGAACAGTAAGTACAAGCCTTGCTACTCTTGGTGGACAGCTTGGAATGTCTTCACTTCAGGTTGTTAATGCTATACAGAGTGGTAATGCATCACTTGCTTCTCAGCTGTGTCAGTGCTGCTGCGAGAACAAGCTTCTTGTTACTTCTCAAGGTTATGAGAATCAGATTGCTACACTTAACCAGACCAATACTCTTGGTACTGCTATTAGTGGTAGTGGTCAGCGTACTGTTGATGCTATTGCAGACCTTAAGACAACTATGGTTAAGGAGTTCTGTGATGCTAAAGAGCGTGATATGCAGAATGAAATCAACACAAAGAATGAGGTCATTTCTACTCTTCGTGGTCAGATTGATAATGCAAATCAGACAGCTCAGATTGCAGCTATCCTTGCACCAATTCAGGCAAAGGTTAATGAGATTGAAAACAGGCAACCAAACACCGTTCCTGTTGTATGGCCTAATCTTACAGCCGTGAACAACACACCTTTTTATGGTGGGTTTAATGGTTATGGGTATGGCTGGAATGGTCAAAGCTATTGGGCTTAAAATATAGGA